CCTATATTATCCGAATATTAAACCAAAAGCTATAGCCCTACCATTAGTTGCTACTCGGCTTGAATTTTCTGTTATGTTTCCTGTTGATGCAATAGCACCTGTAACTGTTGCATCTCCACCTATAGATACATCATCTGTTACTGTTAAATCATCCTCTACTTTTAAATCTACTACATTTAGACTAGCAAAAGCATCTACTATTGCTGCTCCAGAACCTGCTCCATCTGAATAAACTGCTTTAGTATCTCCAGCAGGTATAGTTATATTAGCACCACTACCTTGTGAAATAATTATGTTTTGCGATCCAGATGTTGCATTTTCTATAAACCAAAGTTTAGATACTGTGTTTGGACCAATAGTAATAGTACAAGCCGAATCAAGTGTACCTGTGTATTTTAAATAAATAGATCTTCCAGGATCAGTTGATCCGTCTGCAATAGTTGTAGTGTGAGTATCAGCATTTGTTGTTATGGCCTCTGTACCAAAACTAAATGCTTCTGCAATAAGCTCTAGATTAGTATTTGTAGATGTCCCCCAGGTACCAGATTCATCACCTGTAGCTATTTCTTTTAACCTTAGATCATTAACGTATGTTGCCATGTTTATCTCCGTTCAAATTTATTATAAGTTGTTTTTTTGTAAAAGTTAAGCCACCTCTACCCAATTTGGTGTCTGTGAATCATCTATTCTAGACCAAACCAAGACATTATTTACAAAACCAGTTGCTTCTAAGCCTGTTACAGAAGTGTTTGCGTCAGCTTTTGTAGTGATTGTGCCAAGACTAGAAGTAGCAGAAAGACCATCTACACTAACTCTAGCATTATGATGTACGGTAATAGATCCTAGGGCAGATGTGCCAGCAAGTCCAGATATTACTACATTAGCCTCTCCATCTACATCTACACTTACACTGCCGAGAGTGGCTACTGCACCTGCGACTACGACTATGGCTTGAGCATTAACACCTGCTGTAGGTGCTCCTGCTGTAGCAGAGACACCAATAATTCCAAATCTACCAGCGGCGTCAATAGCAACAGCACTAACTGTTGCGGTTGCCGCACTAGGTGCTGTTAGTGTGACTGGTACAGGTTCTCCCCAAGCACCTTCACCCCAAGTGCCTCTACCCCAACCAGTAATATTAGCCATATTAGGCTAGATTAAGCTATTCTAATAATAGCTGTACTGGCTGCTGCTGCTGGGAAAACTACTGTAAAATCGCCTGCGGTTGATGTTTTATCACCACCAAAGTCTATTGTAGCTACAGACTTATTACTATCAGAGGAGTTGTAGATCATACAACCTCTAGCTGTAACAGTTGCTGTTCCAAAAGTTAAATCAGCAAAATCAGTAAACCCTGTAGTACCACTAGAAGTAGGATCTACTCTAGTCAAACTATTTCCACCAGATGAATAATTAGTACCACTAGCTTCATTTGTAGTTGTAAATGCTGTTGTAGTGGCTCCTAATGTAGCTGAGCTTGTATATAAAGCTAGTTTAAAAGTATCTCCACCTGAGTTTTTAAAGTTGTGCACAGCTTCAAGAAGTTCTTTTTTAAAGCTAGTGGTTAATGTTGATGTAATAGCCATATTAAATCCTTTTAATTATATTTGCTAACTCTGTATCTCCTTGTTTCACAAAGTCTTGTATCAAAGTAGCCTTATAGGATTTTAACGCATTTTTTATATAAATCAAACAAACCTTATAAATTAGTTCTTTGTAGGCTCTAGCTTGTTCTTTTATATATGGATCCTCGCTATCGCTTGTGCTTACTATTTTTTCTGTTAATCTTTCTGCCCAAAACTCAGGCGGATGACCACCATGATTGCTTGTTTTAGCCTCTATAACGCCTAATCCAGGCATACCTGCTGGTGTTATCTTATCTACCATTTTTTTGGCTCTGCTGGTCTTAAAATGTCATCTTTGCCTATACTTTTTATATTTTCACTTTTAAGATGTGCATCAGTTCTATCTACTAATACAGGCTCTTGTTTCTTTTTGACTATATCTAAAGTATCAATCCGTTCTAATTTTATACCGTCTTCGCCAACTAAAATAATATAAGGATTTTTTAACCTATGGTATCCATATAGTTTTTGCTCTGCTGGTACGTCTGTGTCTAACAAACTTGAGCTATGTGCAACTTCTACTTGCATACCTGATTCTATACACTTAGCTAACCAAAATTCTACACAACCTCTTCCTGCTTCAGCAAAGTGTAAATTTCCTTTATAAGAAAAATCTATACCAAACATTTTTAAATTAGCTACTTCATTCCAATAAGCAAAGGCTATTGCGTATGCAACCGTATTATTTAAATAATGACAATTTGCAAACTGCACGACTTCTTCTAATGGGTACTCTACAAGACCTGGGCAACGATCATCCAATTCACATGTATATATTGGACCTTCATGTTTTTGTAACATATCAGCCATGCTTTTAGTTTGACCGCCAGCATCATCTGTATCTAAAAATCTAGATGCAGGATCCATCATAAATACTCTATCGTGGTAAACCACTGTACCTACAGCATTTATAACCCACACTTCATCGAAATGAACTCCGTGTGATTTTGCCATATTATAATCAAACCAGCTTTTACCCATGCCAACGATGGCTACTGATTTACCCTTCAGACTTTCAATTTTTTCCATACTTTTTTTACGATACCGTTGTCCTCAAAGAATCGTAACGGTATTCATCTCTCCTTCCGCGAGCTTCTGCAAGATTTTTCAATCTCGTTATTTCAAGTAGAAAGCGTTGCTCGTATTGCTGTTGCATATCGCTTTCACCCTTTAAAAAAATATTAGCTTCTGCTAATGAACCATATAATAGTGCATTTCGTGCGTTTTGTGAAAGCCAAGTGCCTGTTGTGTCTGAAACTATTGAAGTAGGTTTGTAAAGATAGTGTAATTCTACTTCATAAGCTTGATCTGGCACTGGGCTTAAAATAAGTGTAGAGCCGTTGTTAGTCGCTGTAGAGAGCTCTTTATCAAAATCTGCATAATATAGAGGTCTACCTCTTTCAGACGTATCTGTAGGATCTACTGAAAATTCTCTCATAAAAGTTGTATGTTTTTTATCTAAATAATGATAATCACCGTTAGCATCAATGACTGCCAAAGAAAATGACATTTGAAAATCAGAAGGAGCTGTTAAGTAAGTATTACCTGCTGTTAATGAACCTGTTACATTTTTACGAAAATAATCAAACTGTATTAGTTCAAAAATTCTATCTTCAGCATTTTTTATAAAATCATCGAGTGTGTTTACAAATGTAGTTTCTGAATTTTCTACATAGTTTTGTATTAATGTTTTTAATTCTGATAATGTCATATTAAGTATTTAGTTGTCCGCCCATACCTGAGTGATTACTACAGTAATAATAAAGTGTTGGAGCACCTGAGGCAACTGTTATTTCAGTGTAAGCACCACCACTGCCTGGAGTGCCATAAGTTGTTACCCCAGTTGTATATTCTGATCCACCAGCGTGCGTACCATTAGAGGTTGTAGATATTCTTAAAGGATGTGTAGCATTACTACTATCAGATTGACCGAATTGATAAGTTCTACCTTCTGTTAAGCTTAGCGTAGGAGCTCTAACACCATCGATGTAAAAATAATTAGCACCTGAATATTCTGCAACTGTTACTGCGTAAAGTGTAGTGGCAGATACTGATACAGTGACTGATCCTAAGCTTGCTGTTGCACTAACTCCTGTTGGCTCAGCAGTGGGTGTTGGTGAGGGAGATGGTGTTGTTTGCGTAGTAAAAATTGTTGTAGAGCCAACTGATCCTGTCATGCCATCTATTGAAAAATTTGATCCTATAATGTTAGGATCCATAAAATTACTTTTTTCTATATCTGTGTATATAACAACCACAAAGCCCTCTCCAGCTTCATTATCGTTATTAGGTCTTGGTCTATATAACGCCTCTGGGTCTGCTGTAGCAGTTAATGGTTCTAGTTGAGGATGTTTAGGCTCATAACAATCAGGACAAACTTTTGCACCATTCCATTCTTCACGTAATTCACTTAGTTTATATTCAAACGAACATCTATCACATAAACCTTTAGCAAATTTACCAAGTGCATATGCCATTAATTCATCCTAATATCAGGTCTTACTCTGAATGAAGCTCTATCTTCATCCTGGTCTGATGCTCTTCTAAATTCTTCTTCATATAAAGCTTTCAATTGTGGTGTTAATTGTGGATTCTTTTTTTGTGACAAATAATAAGCTAGACCAGCTACAAAGCAAGGATAAAACCTGAACGGCATATCCATCGTATTTGTTCCTTTGTCTGCATCATCCATTCTTACAAGTTTATTAAAGACTAATATATCGGTACTGTTTTCTGGTGCAGGCCATATTTTAATTGATGGTGTAGATAATTTGTCAAAGAAAAATTGTGAGGGTCGTGCTTTTGTTGTTTTGTTTGGTATATTCAGATATTCAGATCTACTAACACGATTCATGCTTATATCTGTTTGTGTTTGATTAATTGTTCTACGTAGAACAATATCTAAAACATCAATAACATTAGAATCTAAAGAATAATCTGTTGTGCCTTCTGTAACTGTTTGTGTGGCTTGTTCGATAGTCCATTGATTTAAACCCCTATTAGCCCATTCAGCTAACATTAAATTAACACTTCTTATAGCTGTTTTAAGATCATATCCTGTTCTTAATTCAGCACCACACCTTTCATAAGCTTCTTCAATAAATTCTGTAACATTTGGTTCAAAATTTGTACTACCTGATAATGCCATTAGTCTTTCCTATCATCTTGGTTATATAGATTGTCAAAAGTAATATTTGAGTCCATATAACTATCATGTTTTTCTGCTGAGTGAATCCATTGACTAGGTGAAAAGTCTGGTGGACCCTCACCTACACGCCACAAAGCAGGGTTTGTAGCCCTTACTCTGTTATTAGGTAAAGCTACAAAGTTACCAGTATATTCACCAGCATCTGTTAAATATAACACATGTGATTGCTTATGTTGAGCAGAATCATCAGCAATAGAATGTTCTGTATAATCTACTGTAAACATATAAGTACCTGTATGAAACTCTCCATCTATTTTACATATCCATGGTGATGAGCTTACTCTATCTAAAACTACTACTGAATGATGATGCGATAAACAGTCCCAGGGTTGTGCTAAATGATCTTCCATAGGTGTAGGCCACTCTTCTAAAGGCACATCAGCTATAAGAGCTTGTATT